AATTCCCTACTCACCTATCATGTGTTGAGAGTGACCCCCTGGACCCCCTGGACCCCCCTTGATTCACTGTAAACAGAGAAGCACGGCGGATCAAATGCGCAAAAGTATCAGCGGTTTGAGCAATTTTTACTCAGACCAATGTCATTTTAAACACTTCAAAGCACCCTTAAACCAAGTTGCAGGGTGATATTTAGGTCGGAACCCGGCACCGTGCTGCCAACCTGATGCAGCTTGAGCTCCAGGGCCTGTCCTGCCAAGACCAAAATGCCTCGGGGCTCATCGGCCTCGCCGCTGCCGCTGTCGGTCGTGCTGGTATCCCTCGCCCAGGTAGCCGCGGCCCCCAAGGTAAACGCCTCGGTCTTCTCCACGCTGGCCACAATCATCCGCGCAATCAAGTCCGCACCGGTCGGTGCCGTCTTGGCGTTAAATTCCACCGCCTCGACATAGACATCCACCGGGAACACCCACTTGGCGATGGTGCCAACCGCCGCGTTCCCGACATGGAAATGGGTTCTCCAAACACGATTCATTGCCCTCTGGCGCTCCAGGTTGGCGTCGTAGAGCGAATTGGCCTGGGTGCTGCCCACGCCTGCCAGTGTCTCCGTCCCGTCTTTTTGTTGCATGGCTTATACCTTGATGACTGTGATGTTGGTTGATTGGGCTGATTCCCAGCCGTTGATCCGAGCAAAAATCTTAACCGTAAACGCCGCCGGATTGCTGTCCGTCGCTGGGTCATAATCGACGTAATGCCGCGTGACGCCGCGGCTGTCCTGGTAGGTTGCCCCGGTGGTGTTGGTGATGGTGCGCAGGAGCGTCGCGCCGCTGTAGATGCGGGCCACAAATTCCATTCCGGTCTCCATGGCGATGTTGGCGTCGAACATGCCATCGGGATTGCTGTAGCCGGCCCCCGAACCGCGGTTCCGCGCGACCCATCCGATCCGCACCGCGCCACCGCCAGCCGTATACGTCGGGACATGGCCAGAGCCGACATCATCCGCCACCACGTTGGCGACGGGATACGGTCGTTTGGCCCGCTCGCTGATGGCCAGCGACCTGGTGGAAAACTCCGCCGCATCACCCGTCTGGGCCTCATTGTATGGCAATGCTTTCAGGCTCAGAGTTGTGCCATCCACCCAACCGGGTTTTCCATCCACCACAAACGGAATCTGGTCACGCATCAGCAACACGCTTGCCCCCGCCGCATGGGTCTGCGCCGTGGTATCCGCCAGGCCACGGATCAGACCTGCGATGCGGTAGTTGTCGCCCTCTGCGGTAATCGTCTGGAACGCCATCAGCTCGCCTCCGATGGCGATCAGGCGTTTGCGCTGGTATAGCTCGGCCCGCGTCACGCTGCCGTCGACGGCCAATGACGCCAGATCCGTCCCGCCACTGACCAGGAACCCCGTGTCATCCACCGTCATTGTGGTGGCGGGGTATTCGGCCACCAACGCCCCGGCAGCGGCCACAAACCGACCCGCCGTAGTCAGCGCATCCGTCGGATCGCCCGCCTCGCCGCCCATCAAGACCAAGTCGCTATAAACCTCCTGCGTGCGACCGGCAAGGTGCGTGATCCGCAACGACTCATCCTGATAAACATCCCAAGGCAATTCCAGCGCCAGCTCATGCGTCAGCGGCCCCACGATCTGACCCTCGGTCGGATCCTCGTCGTCCTCCTCATCGATCGTCGTCGTGCTGTGAGCCAGGTTGCCGATCTCCTCCACGGCCTTGATATGAGCAAACCGTCCGCCCTGCCGGCTGCGCCCCAAGTCTACGATCCGCCACAGCCGCATCCCGTCCTCACCGGCCGCCGTCCAATTGACCTTGATCACGTCCCCCCATTCCAGCGTGATCCCCGATGAACGGTCCAGATCGAACTCCAACACGTCATGCGCCACCATGACGAGATGCCCCTTGGTTTTCGCCACCCTCGCCGCAACGGAGCGAACCGTAAAGAATGGCAGATCGATCGTGTCGCGCTTCGGGTTGGCCGTTGCCAGTGCGTGCGCCACGTTCTGCAACGCGAATGTCGAATCGCGGTAGAACCGTTTACGGCTGGAGAACCGGCACACCAGATGATTGACCACGTCGCTGGTCGTGGACGCCGTCAGCTTGGGCGCTGAAATGGAGGCCTCAGCGATCTCCGTCACAGTGGCCGGGTTGTAATCCTGACGCACGGGCTTGACCAACGATACATCTGAGCGCCAGATGATCCCCGCGTCGGCGTGATACAGGATCCGTTCAGCGACCTTGGAGAACTCCTCCTGCTTCTCCAGCACCAGGCTGATACCGCGACCTTCATCGGCCATCAAGGCTGCCGCCGCGTTCCACGACGTGGCATCGAGCTTGGCAGTGGGCAGCCCCAGACCATAAACGGCATTGGTGGCCAACTCGGCCAGCACATGCACGGGATTGGCCTCGTACAGCTCGCACCCCTCCACGTCAGCCGTCTTGGTCATGATCAGCTTGTCCGTATTGGCCAACGGCGACTGCGGCGTCCGTCGCGCCCGCACCGTGATATTGGGCACCTGCGGACTCGATCCCACCTCGAACAAATCGAACACCGCATACGCAATCCCCGGCCAGCGCGGGGCGTCCGTCTCGCGCGCATCGATCTTGGCGTCTACCACCTGACCGGGCACGCCGAAGTAAAAGCGAATTGTGCCCTCCCTGCCCTCTGGCGTCAGCGTGGCATACCCGTTCGGATGATCGCCGGCATCGTAATCGAGCGGCCCGCGCCAGACCGCGCAATCGTCCACCCTGATCTCATCGATCCGGTCGAACGGCCCCCACCCGTAGGCAATGGCGAAACTGAGCCGCCATTTCACCTCACTCGGACTGCTTCCCCCGCCCGCCTTGCCGCCACCATCGCCGCCGCTTTTCTGCTTCTCCATGAGACCCGGCCGCTTCGGCCAGATAAACTGCCCCTTCACGTCACGCGTCCCGAACATCAACCCGATCGGCTCCCCATCTTCCGCCGTGGGCAGCGTCAGCCCCAACTTGTCGTTTGGCCCCTTGGGCTTGGGTGTCAACAACGACGCCGCCAGGCTGGCCGCCACGGCGATCGTGAACATGATGATCGTGGACAGTTCCGCCGCCATTTAATCCGCCTCCAGCACCCGGTAAAGGTTCGTTAAAGCCCCGCGAAACGTCGATTCACGCAGCGATGACAGCATCACACCGTTGCCCCGGTGCTGGCCGCCCGAATGCCAAAACATCCCGTTGCGACCGCCCCTGTAGATGCCGATATGGTGATCCCGACCGGTAAACCGAAACGACAACAGATCGCCCGTCTGCGGCGTCAACGCCCCCCAGCCATCGGCCCGTTTCCACGCATGCGTCATGCGTCCCGCCCGCACCAACCCGTCCAGGAACTTGGCCAGGCTCTGGCCGCTGGCGGATTCCTCGGCCATACCGGGATGCGCCACGTAGGCCGGCAAGACCAGTCCAGAAGGTATCGCCCCCACGGCCTCATAGGCTGCCACCACCCAGTGGGTGCAATCCGCGCCGATCCCCTTGCGCGCCCGATGCGCCCCAGCCGTGTGCCCGCAGGCCACCCAGGGCGTGCCCAGCCAGGAATCGCATTCCGCGATCAGGTCCTCTTGTCGCGCGGCAGTATCGAAATATCCGGTCACCACGCCTCCCATCCCACGTCATTATTGGCCGCGCTGCGCGGAATGTCGCGAGAGTTACCCGAGGCGTCCACCAACGTCGTGCCGCTCCCTTCATTACAGAGGTACAGCGCCAGCGTGTCGGCATCCGCACTGAAAGCGGTCGCAGGCGTGAACGTCCCGGTGTAGCGCACCACCTTCGAGACCCGACCGTTTTTGAAGCTGATCCGGTTGTCCCAATTCGCGATCAACAGCACCAGCGCGTCATCCACGGCATCCCCGACCGGATACCACGTATCCCGTCCACTGGACGTTCCGATCTGGGTTCCGTCCAGGAACAACTTCATATCGGCGCCATTGACCACACCGGCCACGTGATGCCGTCCCGTGAGATGGTCATCTTGGTTGACCGTGATGATGTCGCCGGTGGAGTTTTCCGACAGCGCCCAAAACTCGATCTGTGTTTTCTTCTGGCCGGTGATCCACGTGTTTTTGACCGAGAGACTCCACGAGTTGTTGTAGTTACCGGCAAATTGAATCGTGATCGGCGTGCCGCTGGTTGACGAATCGAACGGGGCATCGATCTCAAACCAGAACTCGAACGTCATTCCACTGCTCAACGGGAACGTCCATGCCGTGTCACGCCAGCGCGATAGTCCCGTCAACGCATCGGTGCCTTGCGCGTACAGCGCCAGTTCATCGTTGGGAGCGGGATGACACGGACCATATACGGCCTTGCACCCTGCCTGCGGCACCAGCACCGGGTTGCTCCGTGGCAGGTGCGGGAAGCCGAGGAACCCGTCGAAGTTGTTGAACTTGATCTTGGCTTGCCCCGCGCTGCCGTCGTAACCAGCGTACACGTCGAATGCGTCCGTCGCCGCCAGATCGGGCGGCACGAACGCGCACACGATCGTCGTGGCGGTATTCGTCACCACTGGCACCAGCATGTCGACCGTCAACCCGCCCACCGTCCGCTCGTAGGCGATGTAGCCGCCGTCGTAGTGGTTGGCCGTCAACGGTCCCGCCACGGTGATGGTGTTCTGCGCGATCGACGCGACGGTCAGCGCCGCCTTGAAATCTTGCTTGTCCACACCGAAACCCGCTCCGTACACCTGCCGTTGGTCGAATGGTGAATACACCACGGCCGGTACCCGTTTGCGCAGCCACTGGTTCAGCGGCCTGACCTTGGCCGTGATCTCCGCCTGGCTGAGCACCACGTCGCACACCTCCCCCGCGATCACCACGTCGCCATACGGCACATCGTTGGCATCGAGGAACACTTCCACCACGGTCACCGTGATGGCATGCGGGAACCGCCGCCCGGCAAAGCTCAGCAACGGCTCGATCCGACCGCACACGAGCGTCGCCGCCTCGGGATCGAACCCGCCCTTGTCCGCGTTCTTGTCGCCGGTCAACCCGATCACGGCGCTGGTGTACGTGTTGCCGCCATAGCTCACGCCGCCCGGCAGGCTGGTGTACCGCCAGACCGCGCCCCCGCCGAGATCGGCGATCGCGAACGTGAACAGCCAAGCCGTCCGCGATTCCACCGCCAGCGCCAATGCCGCCAGATTGGAGTCCAATGTCCTCATGCGATCAACACTCCCTCCTCGTCAATCACGCCATTGGCCGGGCTGGTGCCGGTCAGCGCCGCCGCGGCTTCATCGGCCAATTCGATGAACCCGCCGCGCAACGACGCGAAATCCGTGTCGTCAAAATCAAGCGCCAGATCATCGCTATCCAGCCGCGCCAACACCAACAGATCGACGGCAGCCGCCGCGCTCAACCCCGACGGCAGCGCCGATTCGAGCGTCAGCGATTCCGTGCCGTTGCCGTTGTCCACCGCGTTGGTCACCTTGCGGGCGTGCCACGTTGCCGCGTCATGCACCAGCACCGCGCGTCTTCCTGGGTGCGGCCATTCGTTGGCTGTGTACCCCGTCCATTGCACCACCAACATCGAGCCGCCCGACGGATCGGCTGTCAGCTCGAAATCCCGCTTGGCGGTCGGCACCCACATCTTGCGCAGCCGTCCGCGCGCCCACGCAAATATGGACAACGCATCGCCGATCTGCGCCCGGCTGGTCAACACCGTCGACGCCGACAGCCTGCGACGCGATTGCGCGCCGGTGAGCGTGACGGCCACAATGCCCGTGTCCGACCGCGTATCTTTGGCGGTCCGTTCCTGCTCGGACTCGGGCTGTGACGACCAGTCCGGGGTGACCGGCCAGATCGGCAGACCGCGCCAGACCGGCCAGCGCGGCGTGAGACCGTACCCGACGGCTTCCGCGGCAGCCTCGTCGAATCGCACCCGTCCGCTGACCCGGTTCGAGGTGGTCCACCCCAGCGCCTCGAAGCTGATCAGCGGGTCGGTGACGATCACCGGCGCGACCAAACTACCCGCGCCAAACCCGGCATCGATCGTTTCCACCGTAGTGATCGATGACGCGCCGAGGCTGGCCACGTTGAGCACCTGGCTGACCGGTCCCAGTGCGGAATCGCGCCACAACATCACCCCGCGGTCGGCGTGAAACAGCCGGTTGGTCAACGCGCCCGACGCCACCGGGATCGTCGTGCCCGAGGCCGTCCCTGTGACCCTTACGGCCTCGGACCAGAGCGGCGCGGCGATCGGCTCGCCCAGGTGAGCGGCGATCCATGCCTCGATGATGTGGGCCGCCCGGCTGTCGTCCGCCCAAGCGCCCGCGGTGAACTCGATGGCCACGGGCAGGCTCAGCCGACGCCCCGTCCGCGTCTCGCGGCCGGTATCGCTCGCATCGATGTCGGTCAACGACCGGCAAGAGAGCCGCACCGGGCGCGACCAGTCGCACGCGAAATCGAATGCCGCCAATGTGGTGGGATCGGTCATCAGTCGCGGTATCCTTTCCTGCGGCTGGTGCTGGCCTCGATGGTGTCCGGCGACTCGCGCATCACGCGGCGGACCGCGTCGCGGAACTCCGATTTGCTCCCGAGCCGCCGAATCTCGTCATCGCCCAGCGCCACCACGATGGCGCCGCCGCTGTTGCCCGCACCGGAACCGGAGCGATCGGCGCTGTAGTTGCCGGCGCCGCCCACGGGGCCGCCCGAGGCGAACGCGAACTGCGGGCGCGGCGCGAAGACGTGCGGCGAGAAGGTGAACGCGCTGACATCGACCAGCCCGGCATTGAGCGCCGACAGGAACCGGTCACCGTACTTGCGCACCGACGCGGCGCGGATCACCCATTCGCCCGCGCTGGCCCAGATCGGCACCTGGTCATCGGTCGGCCCGCCCGGCCCGTGGATCGGGCCGCCCGAGGCACGCCGTTGCGGCACCGGGCCGCCCGTGGCCAGGCCGAACCCGAGCGTGGACTGGATGGCGCGCAGCACCAGCGTCTGGATGATCATCTGGGCAATCCCGCGCAGCGCGTCGGCCACGAACTTGCGGAACACCTCCCCCGCATTCTCGGTCCCCTCTATGAACGCGGTGAACGCGTTGGCCGCGCCGTTGGCGATGCCGTTGGCGAAATCGCTGAGTGCCTGCCCGGCCACCTGTGACCAGCTCAACGTGGCGTCTGCAATGCGCTTCCAACCAAGTTGAAAGCCCGTTGCAAAGCTGTCGGATGTGGCCGCCAGATCCTCGATCGTGGGCTGCAGGGCGGCGATCTTGGCGCGCAACTCGTCGGCCAGCGCCGCCTGGTCTGCCGTGATCGGTCCCTGCAAAGCGGACGGCTGGATGGCGTCCAGCGCCGCCTGCAGCTCGTTGGCCGCGGCGGACCGTGCCTGCAATGTCGCCACCAGGCCGTCGCGCTTGGACAGGCTGCCCACGTTGACCTGCACATCGATCGCCGCCAGCCGGTTTTGCAGGCCGGTCTCGATGGAGGCGATGGCCTCCTTCATCTGCTCGGCGGCCCGCTTGGCCGCGTCGGCCTCGATCTGCAATCGCCGCGCCGCTTCGTAGGCCGCCAACTGCGAGGCATCGGCCCCTTTCTTTTGCAAGTCCGCCAGTTCCCGCTGCAGCGCCGCCTCTGCCTTTTTGCGGTCATCGGCGCCCGCGTTGATGACGGCCAGCAGCACCGCATCGGCATCGGCGGCGATCCGCTCGCGTTCCTGGGCGCCGTCGGCCTCGATCTGCCGGTAACCGAGCTGGCGTTTGCCCCAGATCTCCACGAGCTGGGCGGACAGTTGTGCCTCGCGGTCCAGCAATCGTTGACGGTCGTCATCGCCGAGGGCTGGATCCTGCAGTTCGACGCGGATCCGAGCCTGTTCCTGGACGGCCTGTTGTTCCTCGGGCTGGAGCGATCGCTCCAGCAGATCGCCGCGGCGGCGCAGATACTCGTTGAGCGAGATCAGGCGGCGCTCATAGCTCTGTTTGAGGTCGAACTCCTCGACCGCCAACACCGCATCGAGTTGTTTCTTGGCCAGGGTGGGATCGAGTTGCGGCGCCACCGGGCGCGGCGTGGTCGGCTTGGCTGCGGGATTTTGGGCCTTAACCACCGAACGACCGGCGACATCGCCCACGACCTGATCGACCAAGGATTGGTTTTGATCCAGTGCCTTGGCGTATTGCAAATTGGCGTCAGCCAACGCCTGGGCGTAGTCGCGTTTGGCGATCAGGAGCTGGCGCTGAGTTTCGCGGACCGACCCGGCCAGGCCGGTGGTGTCGATCTGCACACCCGGCAACCTGTTCAGGGCGTTGGCGGCGGTCTGCACAAACTCCAGCACGAGCAGCTTGGCGTTGCCGAACCCCAGTTTGACCGCTGCCACCACATCCGCTGTGCGTTCCTTGACCCGCAGCTTGAGTATCTCCCAAAACTTCATCACGTCATAAAGCAGGATCTCGACGATCTCTTTGACCTTGAAGCCAAGAACCTCAAACTCGCCAATGACCCGTCCCAGGCTGAATCCGGCGATGGCGGCAGCCAGAGCAAGAATCACCACGTTCAATAACGCCAAGAAACCGGCGGCGGTGGACGCGCTCACTCCAAGTTTTGTCAGGTAGGGCCCGAGTGCTCGGAACACGGCCAGCGCACCGAGAGGAATGGCCAATGTGCCGATCACTTCGCCCGCGTTTCGAGAAAAACTGCCAAGCGCTGTGTATGTGCCAGGCAGCAGCTCCCGCAGGAACTGAATCTGACCATTCAGCTTGGCCAGGCCCGCGCTCAAGCCGCCAAGAAACGGTCCTGATACTTGGGCGATCAGCGTCCCGAGCGCCTTGCCGGCTTCACCAATCTGGATCGTGAACTGCGCCAGTCCCGGTGTCTGTGAAGCAAACCCGGCCCGAGCCTGGCCGGTCACGCCGCGGGCCGTCAATGTCTCCAAGATACGCTGGGCGCGTTGGGTGCGCGTGATGGCGCCGTCCAGGTTGATCGAGTAACGTCCGAAACTTTCCTGTGTGCCCGACAGGACATTGGCCACCAGCCGGGCGGCGCTCGATGCGTCGGTCTCCATGGCTGCCGCGAGGTCGAGCACGGCCTCGGTCATGGGAGTAATCTGTTCGCGGCCCACGCCGGCCTGGATCAAAAAGCGCTGGATGGACGATATCGTTTCATCGGCCACGCCGGTGTACCGCTGCAGGGCTTTGGCCGACGCCTCGAGTTCGGCGATGTAATCGGCGCTGAACTGGCCGGTCTGTTTGAGCGCGAACGCCAGTTGGGCCTGGACGCGCACGGCTTCTTCCGACTCGTTCACGTAACGGCGCAATTGCTGGGTGCCAAATACGGCCGCCCCAAACCGACTCACCGCCGCCAGGTACCCATTGTTGGCTGACAACTCCGCCGCTGCCGCTGCCTGGTTTTTGCGGGTGCGCAGCAATTCATCGCCCATCCTGCGCAGCCCGGCCGTGGCGGCATTGGCCGCGCTCACCGACTTGCGCAGCGCCGCCGGCAACTGGCCGCCCACCTGCTCGATTGCCTGTTTTGCGGCAGCAAGCTGCGCATTGGCGCGCAGAATGATTTGTAGGATTTTGGGGGAGGCCATGTT